CGCTACCTATGCCCGCACCTGGGGCAAGCACTGCGCGCTGATCTACTCCAACACCCAGGCGGCCATGGCGGCGCAGCCGACCTTCGGCTTTACCGCCCAGTTCGGTACCCGTATCGCGGGCGAGATCCCCGAGCAGAAGTTCGGCCTGCGCGGCGGCACCCGCGTGCGTGTCGGCGAGTCGGTCAAGGAAGTGATCTGCGCGCCAGACGCCGGCTACCTGCTGCAGAACGTCATCGCCTGACCAGCCAGGCCGAGCACCAGGCGTCGTAGCGGCGCCTGGCAATTTCCACCCAATATAGGAGTGCCAACGTGGCAACTGCAAACCAGAAGGGCAAGGCGCCGGCCGGCAAGGCAGGCGACGACAATCAAGCCGCCGCCGCTGAAAAAGCGAGCAAGACCTACATCGCCAACCGCACCGTGATCCACGACCAGGAGGAATACGGCCAAGGCGACGATATCGTCCTGACCGACAAGCAGGCGGCACCGCTGCTGCTCATCGATGCGATCAGCGATCCTGACGACGACGGCAGCCAGGCGTAAATCCTATGTTCGCCACCAAGGATGACATGGTGAAACGGTTCGGTGAGAAGGAGGTGAGGCAGCTCACCGACCGCAACTACACCGGGGCCATTGACGACCAGGTACTGGCTACTGGCCTGAGCGATGCTGATGCCGAGGTGTGTGGCTACCTGGCCGGGCGCTACACCTTGCCGCTGGTCGTGACGCCGCGCTTGCTCGTGGGCTACGCCTGCGACATTGCCCGTTATCGCCTGACCGGGACCGATGTGCAATGCACGCCGGACATCGAGACCCGCTACCAGCAGGCCATCAAGTACCTCGGCCACGTGACCAACGGCACCATTTCCCTGGGCGTGGATGCGGCCGGGGCGCCTGTCGACGGCAAGGTGGGCACCAGCAAGAGCGCGCGCACCTCCGCAGGTGGCCGTCGCTTTAACGCTGACACGATGGCGGGCTACTGATGTTGGCTGAAATCGAAGATGCCCTGGTCGCGCGCATCAAAACCCTGCAGTACGTCCGCGCCGTTGAAAGCTACGGCGGCCAGCTGGACGACGAAACGTTTGAGGTGCTGCGTGTCGTGCCGGCGATCTGGGTGACCTTTGGTGGTTCCTCCAAGCCTGAGCAGAGCGGGCCGAAAAAGTTTTTAACGCCTGCGACGTTCGTTGTGATGTGCGCGGCCCGCAGCGTGCGCAACGAGCGAAGCACCCGCCACGGTGGCCCAGGCAATGAGGTCGGCGTCTATCAGATGCTGGAGGATGTGCGCCAGCTGCTGCTCATGCAGGATCTCGGGCTTGCCATCGACCATTTCCGGCCGGGCGCTGTGCGCACCCTGTACAACACCCGACTGCGTGGTTCGGCGCTGGCCGTGTTCGCCCAGGAGTGGCACACCAAGTACGTCGAGAAGCCGCCGACCGATGGCTGGCAGTTCCAGTCGGTCGACCTGCAGTATCGCCTCAAGCCTGGCGACGACAAAACCGATGCAAACGACGTCGTCATTTTGCCCACTTAAACCGCAGTATCAACAACCAGGAGAACCATGGACACGATCAAAGTCATTGCCGCACCTGGCATCAAGGTCCCAATGGAGGACAAGCCACGCAGCTACATCACCGACGAAGAGCCGGCCGACGTGGAGGACTCGGCCTACTACCAGCGCCGCATCGCGGACGGCGACCTGGCCATCTATGAACCGCCGACCAAGAAGGCCGGCGCCCGCGCCGCAACCGTCAACGCAACCGGAGAATAAGCATGGCAAGTCCAAACGTCAGCTTTGCCGCCATCCCTGCGAGCATTCGCAAGCCCGGCAAATACTTTGAATTTAACACCGCGCTCGCAGTGCGCACGCTGGCGGCCAACGCACAGAAGGTGCTCCTGGTCGGCCAGCGCACGACCGCTGGCCAGGTGGCGGCCGGCGTCCTGATGGACGTCTTTACCGATGTCGAGGCAGCGAAGTATTTCGGCTACGGTTCCCAGCTGCACCTGATGGCATCGGCCGCAATCAGCACCAATCCGAACCTGTCGCTGCAGGCAATCGCGGTTGACGACGCAGCCGGCGCCACCGCCGCCACCGGCACGATCACCATCGCGGGCGCCGCGACTGCTGCTGGCAGTATCAGCCTGGCTGTGGCCAACGACATCCTGTCGGTCAGCGTGGCCGCCTCCGATACGCCGACCATCATCGCGGCTGCCATCGTCGCTGCTGTCGTCGCGCGTCCTGACCTGCCGGTTTCGGCATCCGCAAATGCCGGCGTCGTCACCCTGACCGCCAAGAACAAGGGCGCCCTGGGCAACCAGATCAAGGTCTCGACCACGCTGACCAACGTCACTGGCATCACCTCGACGGTGGTGGCCATGGCTTCCGGCGCAACCGATCCGACGATTGCGTCGACTCTGGCGGCTGTCGCCAGCGCCGGTCACACCATCATCGGTACCGCGTTTAACGACAGCGTCAACCTGCTGGCCCTGCGCAGCCACCTCGACAACGTGTCCGGTCCCATGGAGCAGCGCGGCGCCATCGGCGCGGCAGGCCACACTGGTACGCTGGCGCAGGCGACGACCCTGGCTGCCTCGGTCAATAGCGGTCGCATCACGCTCGGCCTGGTGCCGGCCGTGCTGTCGCTGCCGTTCGAAGTGGCGGCAGCCTACGCGGCGCTGCTGGCATCCGAGGAAGATCCTGCGCGTCCGCTCAACACCCTGGCGCTGGGCGGCATTGCCGTCATTCCACTGGCCAACCGCCTGATGCGCCAGGAACAGGAGACCGCACTGGCCAACGGCGTGACGCCCTTCGAAGTCGGTCCAGGCAGCCAAGTGCAGGTAGTACGTGCAGTGTCCACCTACACCCTGGATGCGAGTGGTGTCCCGGATACGTCCCTGCTGGACATCACCACGATCCGCACCCTGGACTACGTCCGCAAGACCATGCGCGAACGCATCGCGCTGCGCTTCCCGCGCGACAAGCTGTCCGAGCGCACGGCCGAACGGGCACGCTCCGAGTTGCTGGACGTCATGGTCAAGCTGGAGGAGCTGGAGATCATCGAGAACGTCGACAAGTACAAGGCTGGCCTGATCGTTGAGCGCGACAGCCAGGACCCGAATCGCCTGAACGCGAAGATCCCGACCGATGTGGTCAACGGCCTGCATGTGTTCGGCGGCCGGATCGATCTGTACCTGTAACAACCCGGCGCGGCGGCGAGAGCGGTCGCGTCTAACACCAACTTTCTGGAGCAATAACTATGGCATTGACCGAATACGAGGGCGCAATCGTCCTGGAAGTGGACGGCGTCGAAGTCGAGTGCGACTCGTTCGAGCCGAACATCAAGACCGGACGCAAGCCCGTTAAAACCATGAACAGCACCGGCCGCAGCAAGGGCTTTTCGCGTGGTATCCAGGAGATCTCGCTGAAGGTGTCGGTGCTGATCCCTGTGACTGGCGATTTGGACTGGGAGAACATCGAGGGCGCCAAGCTGACGCAGTATCCGGTCGGCGGCGGCGGCAAGCGCGTCAGCTACTTGGACTGCTACACGGTCGAGGTCGGGGAAAAGTACAAGGTCGACAACGAAGCCATGCGCGACCTGACCATGAACGCCAGCCGCAAGATCACCGAGTAAGGAACGACCACCATGGAATTCACCTCCACTAAACCGCTGCCGGTCGGCTTTTTCTACAAGGGCCAGAAGATTACCCAGGTGACGGTACGTCCCGTTAAAGTCCGTGACACCATCGAGGCCATCGAAGAACTGGGGCCGAATGTCTCCGATGCGCGCATGCGCATTGGCATCGAAGCACGCCAGGTCACGTTCGAAGGCGTGCCGGACAACGAACGATCCACCGAGCTGCTCCTGGATCTGAGCGACCCGGACTACCGTGCCGTCACCGACGCCATCGACGAGGTCGAAAAAAAGCAGCTGGCGCCGAGCGACGATTGAAGTGGCTGCGCCAGGCGCAGATCCTGCTCGGCCGAGTGGGGTTTGATCCTGGCGCCGTCCTCAGTATGACGCACGCCGAGCTACTCTCGCTCCTGGCGTCTCTTGTGCCAGGCGGTGACAAGCCCAGCCAGGAGAGCGGCGGCCGGGTCGTCAACCAGGCGCGTCGGCGCCGACAACAACAGCAGGCCCGTTCCCAGGGC